TCACAAGTTTGTCACAACGATTTTCTCTATTTCAGTTCGCAGATCGTCCAGCGTCCGATGCCCGTATATCCTGTTGGTAATGTCGGCTCCGAAGCTGTGCCCCAGCATCCGTTTCCGGTCGTTCTCAGCAACCTTATATTCCTCGCACAGCGCAGAAAATGTATGCCGACAATCGTGCGGGGTATGGCGACCTATCTGTAACGCTTCCAAAGCCGCATACATCGATTTTCTGAACGTTGCGGTTGATTCGGGCATCAGCTCCCCATAATCGGACATGCGGCGTTCTACGAGCGGCAGAATGGCAGAGTGAATCGGGACGATTCTCCCTTTACTAGCTGCTGTTTTGATCCCTCCCTTGAAGAACCCTTCCTCCAGATTCGCCTCCAAGGATTTGTATGCCGTCAGGCGGAAGCCTGAATAGCACATTATCAAAATCATAGATATGGTTTCATTGTCTTGATTTTTCCATAGGCTTTCCAACTCTTCTTTCGAAAATGGCGTTCCATGTTCGTCATCCTCTGAAGTATTAATTTGTATGTGCGCAGCCTGGTTTTTTTCCACCAGCTCATATATGATCGCATACCGATAGATCTGTTTCAGAAATGTTACAATAAACTCTTTTGTTGCTGTTCCATGCGGGCAGGCATCAATCACCTTCTGCAGATCGGCATGCTTCAGGTCTGCAAATATCTTTTCATGCAAGGGCTTGCAATTCTTATATCCTTTCGTTGTGGCGTCCTTACTTGATTTTGAGTATTCTTTCCCGGATTCATATTTATACTTCCAAAAATCCTTATAAACCTGAGAAAAAGTCGGCCTCTCCTCCACAGCGTTACCGGTTATGCGGTTATAGTCCGCCAGCAGCCGCTGAATGAGTACATCAGCCTGTTTGCTGTCCGGAACCTCTATTTCCATCCCGGGAGTGTAGGTCCCGGCCTTATAGGCGTTCAGCACCAGAAATCCCCTCGTCCAGCTATCAACGTAGCACAAGGCTTTGGAAGGCTTGAATCCATACGGTGTCCGTTCCGTGGCAGGCGGATGGACCGCATATGGGTTCCTGCGGCCTTCTCCCAAGTATCGGATCGAACCAAATCCGTTAGGAAGTTTTGGATATTTTTTTCGTTTTGCCATTGTATCATCCTCCGAAATGGGTAAAAATGGGTACAAAAAGAACAGGTGATGTTGACACCTGCCCGCATAGGATGATACAATACTATTGTCTATAGGGTGTATCTCCTCTGCGGGATATACTTGCCGTCCTGGTGCTGGTAACACTGGGACGGTTTTTATTTTATGACTTGCGCATTCTTTCACTGATGCGAAATTGTTCAGCGTCTGGAACATCGACAAATTCAACTGTTTTATCAAAGTTTTTCCGTACAACTTCTTTTATTTCGTCAAGCGTAACATGGAAAAATTCACGGCGCTGATTAACCATATTCAATTTACGGTCCTCGAATGCCCGGTGAAGAGCGGCTTCAAGCGCAGGTGCATCATCAGAGAAAATCATTGCGTGGACATCAAAATTAAACGGAACAGAAGCATCCCCCAGCTCATCAACACGATCCTGTGGATCTAATCTCCTGGTCATTCCAATTTTATAAATGTTTTCTCCAAATGCACCAATGTTTGAAATCACATAGACATAGCCTGCCTTCATATTGGCCTGCCGATAATCAATGTCTGTTAGTGCTTTGTCAATAGAATCGATTTGTTTTTCCAATTCTGATTTTTTTGCAAGCAAATCAGGATCATTGGGATTGGCCATCAACTGATCGTTTATTCTCTTGAAGGCTGTTTGGTAATGTGTTTGTTCTTTTTCAATTTTCTTTCTCTGTTCTTCGATTTCTTTTTGAATTTTAGCCTGTTCGCGCTGTTCTGCACGCGCCGCTTTCTGTTCCTCTTTCTCTTCCTGCTTCTTCTGCTGATACTCGAAAGCAAGTCTTAATTCCTTAACCTTAGCTTCGAGATATTGTCCGGTAATTGATATTTCCATTATCGTTCCTAATTTCGAAATCGCTTCGGATGATTTATATATCTTATTTAACGATGCATCAAAGTTAGTGTATTTCACTTTGGATATTAATTCATCGCACTCACTATTAAAAGCCCTCAGAAGCAGTTTTTGTGTATCGGTTACTAATTTGCGACCCTTGGCGGCATTTCCGTTTACTTGCCAGTCTGTTCTTCCAGTAACTGCGTGATTGTTTTTTATAAGATCTTTTTGGCGCATGCGGATTTTTGCAAGTTCTTCTTTGTAATCCAACGCAGAAGCAAAATCAAATTGTGGCTGGTATAATCCAAATTCTTGGACTAAGATCTCATCATCAAGGTTCACGATTTGCTTTGATTTGCCGCGAATGACAGAATCGAGGGAAGATATATTATAATTTTTCTCCTTGATTTTCTCATTTAATTCCAGTATTTGATCGCTTAAATTATTTTTATTCTTCTGAAGTTTTTCAATCTCAGCTTTTAATTTAATTACATCCTGCATTTCCGGGGTCATTAAAGTTTTCAGGTATTCCTATTCTTTTTGCAAAGACTCTAATTCATTTTTGAATTGCTTCCCCTTGAAAGTATCCAATATACTCATAATTTTCCTCCATTCAGCATTTGCTGATAGTATTTTTTTATTCGCAATCGCACACCATATGCAAAAGAGGTGCACGATGAGAATACGAGTAATATATCATTTGTCAGAAATCATGTACGACCGCAACCTATCAGAGCGGGAGTTATCCAGGATGTCCGGCGTTTCAAAAACCACAATTAACAATATCAACAATGGCAGAAAACATCCCAACGGGGAAACCCTGTGTATGCTGGCGTCGGCGCTGAAAATCCCGGTAGGGGACCTTATTTCTTACAAACTGCAATAAGTGGTCACTATAGTGACCGAATATTTCCCCAGATGAGAGAATTTTAAATCACTCCGTATATATGTATGTACCAGATAGAGGTAAATCTGGTAACTATAATACAGAACAGATGTTTGTGCGCAACCCTTGACATATGTTCGATATTGCGCTATTATAATGTCAACGGAACGCCGCAAACAATCTGAGATGGGGAGGTTTACATATGGATTATTTCGAAGAATTCGAAGCGCTGTACAAAAAACTGGACAAAGGAGATATTGCTTTTGTCAAAATTCTCTATACTTTGGTGCTTCGGCATCTGGAGAGGAAGGGGAAGGTCTAACCTTCCTCTTCCTTTATGCGTTCAACAAGACCAGATGTGTATTTCCTTATTACCTGCTTGCTTTTTTCATCCAGCTCATAGTAATATTTCATCGCTTCAAGGATGATCTTATAAAATGAATCATTTTTATTTTCTATAACTTCAGAGATAATATCACCAATCTCATCTGTCGGTAAATGATCAATGAACATTTCTCCCTCTCCATATCTTAGCCATCTCTCATTTACTTTCAATTTTTCGCATATTAAGTTATAAATTGGTTCTTTTTGCTCCGGACGCTTTAATCTGTTATATTCTATGTTACCTATGACATCTCTTGTTGTCCCAAGCATCTTTCCAAACTCAGATTGCGACATTCCCATATTATTTCTTAATAATTTTATGCGCTCATGAATCTCCATCATATTCACCACCTTTTCCTAAATTATATCAGGTTAATCGTCGTTAGTCAACACAAAAAAATAAAAAAATTATGTTAAATTCGTTGACAAACGCATAAATGTGATGTATAATTCGTTTATCAACGATAAATAGAGAGGAGTGATTAATACGAAAACTGTAGATGTACAGGACATTAAGGCCAGAGTAGAAGACCTGAAATATCTGTCAGAGCATGATCCTGTTAATTTTAATGGGGTATGCAGTGCAATTTATCTTATGCGGCTTAGAAGCAATCTTGATGAGCCAGGGAAAGAGGAAGGAGGCAAAGAAAGTGCTCGAAAAATCTGAAAGAGTGCCCGTGCGGAAGGCTGCGGAAATGATTGGGTGCAGGCCATCAGAGATCCATTACCGCATGCTGCAGGGAGAGTGGGATCTGGGAGTGGTTGTCAAGGCTGTTCCGCCGGCGCAGAGAAACAGGTATCTGATATTCAGAGACAAGTTATATCGGTTCATGGGTAAGGAGATAACATGCAGCGACTAAATAAATACATCCTGGCTGGAGCACTGGCCCTGGTTGCGGAAATCGCACTGTTCGCGGTCCTGCCGATTCCGGAACCACAGGAAGCGCCGATCACCCACGCAGCACGCACAGAAGCCCCCACAGAGCCGATAACGGCGAAGGCCACAGAAATCCCCGTGGAGACAGTCAAGGCGGCATACATCGCCACGGAGACAGCCACAGAGACGCCCACAGAGCCAGAGACAATGCCCCCGGAGAGATACGATATCCCCTTACCGGAGGACCTGCAGGATTACCTGATTGCCACGGCCCACAGCTACGGTCTGGACCCGGCGCTGGTGATCGCAGTGATCTGGCGGGAGAGCTGTTACCAGGCGGATGCAGTCGGGGATGCCGGACAAGCAATCGGGCTGATGCAGATACAGCCCCGGTGGCACCAGGAGCGTATGCGCCGGTTGGGAGTAACTGATCTGGCAGACCCGCGCAGCAATATATTGGTGGGGTGCGATATCCTGGCGGAGGTGATCGGGCAGTATGGCGTGACCGGAGGGCTGACGTATTACCGGTGGGGTCGGTCAGAGGGTGATGGAGCGTATGCAGCGGAGGTGCTGGCATATGCAGGAACAATGGAAGGAGGAGAATCAAGATGACATATAAAGAAAAATTGCAGCAGGAACATCCTGATTATGTAGATAAAAAATATAGTGGGGGATGCCTGCTATGCCCGTACAGTTACGGATATGAAAGTTCTGAAAACTCAGAGCATGCCTGTTTGAAATTGAAAGGGGACTGCGAAGCCTGCTGGAACAGGGAAATCCCTGGAACGCAAAGAACCGCTGAGGCGGCAACCCCAGACGGTTCAGAAAACAACTAGATCAACACTATATTATCCGGAAATCCGGCAAAAGTCAAGACTGGCCGCCAAGGAGTATTTAAGGAAGCGGCCAGCCAGAAACTGAAGCACTACTATTATACCACATATCAGAGATAATTCAATATTAAAATTCTTGTAAAAGGAGAAAAACTATGAAAATCACAATCGAAGCAACATCTATGGAAGAACTGCAGGAAGCCCTGCAGCACCTGACGGGGAAAGAAATCACCAGAGAAGCTGTCCTGCAGGATATCGCGCCGGCGGAAGTACCGTTTCCCGCAGCACGGGTACAACCCGCTCCAGTAGCGCAGCCAGTTCAGGCAGCACCGGTGCCGGCAGCGCCTGAACCTGAACCGGAAGCCCCGCAGGCGGAACCCATAGTCTACAGCATGACTGACGTAAGGGGCGTCCTGTCAAACCTGACAAAAGCCGGGAAGAAAGCACAGGTGCAGGAGCTGATCAGAAGCTTCGGCGTGGACAAGCTCTCCCAGATCCCGGAAGACCGGTACCCGGAAGTGATGCAGAAAGCAGGTGAGCTGTAATGCATGCAAAGTTAAGCGCCAGCGGGGCGCACCGGTGGATGGCATGTACGCCATCCGCCAACCTGGAGGAACAGTTTCCGGATAAGTCATCCGAGTATGCAGAGGAAGGGACGCTGGCGCACAGCCTGGCAGAGCTGATCCTGCGATACAACAACAATGAAATCTCCAAAAAAACCTATTCCACGCGGCTGAACAAGCTGAAAAAAGACCCATTATACAGCCAGGAGATGCAGGAATACGTGGAAGATTATGCTCTTCAGGTCTGGGAACAGATCAATGAAGTAAAAGCTGCCTGCCCGGACGCCCAGGCACTGTTCGAACAGAGGCTTGATTTCTCCGATTATGTACCAGAAGGCTTTGGCACCGGGGATGTAGTGATCATTGCAGATGACATGCTCCAGATAATCGATCTCAAGTATGGAAAGGGAGTGGGCGTATCCGCCATCGGCAATCCCCAGCTCAGGCTCTATGGCCTGGGAGCCTGGCTGGAACACTCCATGCTGTACGATATCCGGCGTATCCGGATGACCGTCGTTCAGCCCCGGCTTGAGAATGTTTCCACAGAAGAACTGAGCATCGAAGAACTTCTTGACTGGGCGGAGACAGAAGTGAAGCCCAGGGCCCGTCTGGCTATGGAGGGAGAAGGGGAATTCTGTGTGGGAGACCACTGCCGTTTCTGTAAGGCCTTCGCCACCTGCCGGGCACAGAAAGACCATCAGATGGAGCTGGCAAAGTATGAGTTTGCGGATTCGGAGCTGCTGGATGATTCCGAGATCGGGGAAGTATTATCCAGGGTGGATGCCCTGGCGAAATGGGCGGAAGCGGTCAAGGATTATGCCTTTGACCAGGCCCTGAACCATGGCGTGCATTATGATGGCTGGAAGCTGGTGGAGGGGCGCAGCAACCGCAGATACATAGATGATACCCGAGTGGCTGAAGTGCTACAGAAAGCAGGATATCATGAGATATACAAGCCGAAAGAGCTCCAGGGGATTACCGCTATGGAGAAGCTGATCGGAAAGAAGCAGTTTGCCGATCTGCTGGACGGCCTGGTGGAAAAACCGGAAGGGAAACCTGTGCTGGTCCCACAAACGGATAAACGTCCGGAACTGGACAGCGCTGAGAAAATTAAAAACGAATTTAACGAACTGTAAAAAAGGAGAATAAGATTATGAGCACAAAAGTAGTAACCGGAACAGTAAGATTTTCATACCTGAATGTATTTAAGCCGAAAGCCATTACAGAAGGGCAGGACCCGAAATATTCGGTCAGCCTGTTGATTCCCAAAGAGGATAAAGCAACCCTGCGGAAAATCCGCGATGCCATTGAGGCCGAAAAGAAGGCAGGCGCTGCAGAGAAGTGGAAGGGGAAGGTACCTGCAAACCTGAAAACGCCCTTAAGGGACGGGGATGTAGAGAGAGCGGATGAACACCCGGAATACGAAGGGATGTATTTCCTCAATGCCAGCTCTTCCGAGAAGCCGATCCTTCTGGATGAGACCAAAGAAGAGGTCCTGGATCAGACGGAACTCTACAGCGGCTGCTGGGGCCGGGCAAATGTGAATTTCTATTGTTTTGACGTGAACGGAAACCGGGGGATTGCCGTGGGCCTGAACGCCCTTCAGAAAAAGCGGGATGATGAGCCTCTGGGGGGCATGATCACAGTGGAATCAGCTGCTGCCGATTTTGATGATGATGACGATGATGACGGCATGTTAGGATGATGGCCTATGCACATCATGAATGTAGACATCGAAACCTATTCAGACGTAGATATTAAGACAGCCGGGGCTTACGCATATGCGGAAAGCCCCGCATTCGAAATACTGCTGATCGCCTATAAGATTGATGACGGGCCGGTGGAAGTGATCGATATGACGAAAGACGATATGGAAACAATAAACAGCCATTATTGCTTCCACTCCCTGTTGTGGAATCCCCAATATATCAAGACTGCCTATAACGCCAACTTTGAGCGTACCTGTCTTGCCGCACACTATAAAAAGCCGATGCCGCCGGAGCAGTGGCGGTGTACGGCAGTCCATGCAGCTACCCTGGGGCTTCCGGCAACACTGGGGGCGGTAGGCGAGGCACTGGGGCTGCTGGAGGACCAGCAGAAGGATAAGACCGGCAAAAGCCTCATCCAGTACTTCTGCAAACCCTGTAAACCAACAAAAACCAACGGCGGGCGAACCCGGAACCTTCCTGAAGATGCCCCGGAGAAATGGGCGCAGTTCGTGGAATATAACCGGCAGGATGTGGTGACGGAGAGTGTGATCCGGGAGAAGCTGTCGATCTATCCGATACCAGAGGAAGAACAAAGGCTCTGGGAACTGGATCAGCATATGAATGACCGTGGCATCCGTCTGGACATGCATCTGGTGCGGAATATCCTTGCCTTTGATGTGATTTATCATGAGCGCCTGATCCAGGAGGCCAGGGAGATCACCGGACTGGATAACCCAAACAGCCTGGCGCAGCTGAAAGCCTGGCTTCAGCAGACATATGGAATAAAAATAAAATCCATTACTAAAGATACGATACCTGAAATAATAGAAGACCTGCGGAAACTGCCGAATTCTGGCCCCGGTTTGCGGATGCTGGACATCCGGAAGGAACTGGGAAAGACCTCCACAAAGAAATACGCTGCAATGGAGAATGCGGTATGCCATGACGGATATCTGCGGGGCATCCTGCAGTTCTATGGGGCCAACCGAACCGGGCGGTGGGCGGGGCGCATTGTCCAGGTCCATAACCTGCCCCAGAATAAGATCCCGGATCTGGATTATGCAAGGCAGCTTGTATCGGAAGGAGATTTCGAAACGCTGGAGCTGCTGTTTGAGGGAGTGCCCTTTGTATTCTCTCAGCTGATCCGGACAGCTTTCATCCCGTCTCCTGGCTGCAGGTTCTGCGTGGCGGATTTCTCCGCCATCGAAGCGCGGGTGATCGCATGGCTGGCCCAAGAAGAATGGCGGCTGGAAGTGTTCCGGACCCATGGAAAGATCTACGAAGCATCTGCCTCCCAGATGTTCCATGTGCCGATTGAGAATATTAAGAAGGGCAGTAAGCTGAGACAGCAGGGAAAAGTGGCTGAACTGGCTTTAGGATATGGCGGGGCCTTTGGGGCGATTAAGGCTATGGATAAGGCAGGGAGTATCCCGGATGAGGAAATCCCTATGCTAGTTGCCAACTGGCGGAAGGCCAGCCCCAATATCTGCCGGTTTTGGCGGGATGCGGAAGCCGCGGCGAAAATTGCCATCCGTGAACGCCGGACCGTGAAGCTGAAGAACGGGATCACCTTTTCCTATATTAACCGGATACTCTTCATCCGGCTGCCGTCAGGCCGTAAATTGGCGTACTTTGATGCGCGGGTGGAAGAGACACAGAAAGGGGAATCCATCACCTATGCTGGGGTGAAACAGGACACGAAGCGATGGGGAAGGCTGGAGACCTGGGGAGGAAAACTGGTGGAAAATATCGTGCAGGCGACTGCCAGGGATTGTCTGGCCGTGACCATGATGCGGGTAAGCCAGGCGGGATATCAGATCGTAATGAGCGTGCATGATGAAATAATTGTGGATGTGCCCAAAGAAGATAAAGACGCCCTGCAAAAGATCACGGACATCATGGCAATGGAGATTCCATGGGCGCCGGGGCTGCCGCTCAGAGGCGATGGATACGAGACGGGGTTCTATAAGAAAGATTAGGAGGCACTATGGGGATCGAAAAACCGGAGGACTATAAATTGCATATCGAGCATGACGGTTCCCTCATGATCGCGACTGGAAGAAGCCGGATGGAGAAAGATTGGCAGAACCGGTCATACACCTGGTCAAGGCTGCTGATGAAGCTCAGGAACCCCACCAGAACGCAGGAAACTTATGCGGAGTATATGAAACTGTCCAAAGCGGAGCAGGACAACATTAAAGATGTGGGAGGTTTCATCGGAGGAACCTTAAAGGGAGGGCGCCGGAAAGCGGACAGTGTACAGACCCGGCAGATCATCACTCTGGACGCCGACTTCGCCCCTCCGGGGTTGGCGGAAGAGCTGTTCCTGTACATAGACGGGGCCTATGCGGTGTATTCCACCCATAAGCACTGCCCGGAGAAGCCAAGACTGCGGATTCTGATCCCCCTTGACCGGGAAGTGACACCAGATGAGTATGAGGCTATCGGCAGGAAGCTGGCGGAGATGATAGGCATTGATTATTTTGATGATACCACCTATCAGCCCTGCCGGCTGATGTACTGGGGGTCTGTAGCAGCTGACGGACAATATGTGTTTGATTATGACGATTCTCCCTGGATCAACGCGGACAGCGTGCTGGCGCAATACCCTGACTGGACGGATACCAGCTACTGGCCGGAGAGCAGCCGGGCGGCGGAGGGGCGGAAACGGACGGCCAAAAAGCAGGGAGACCCCTGTGAAAAGAAAGGCCTGATCGGGGCCTTCTGCCGGACATATACCATCGACGAGGCAATAAGGGAATTTCTGCCGGACGTATACATCCCCTGTGCAGTTCCAGGACGTTACACCTATGCAGAGGGCTCTACGGCGGCCGGGCTGGTGATGTATGATGATAAGTTCGCCTACAGCAACCATGCCACTGACCCTGCAGGCGGAAAGCTGTGCAATACTTTTGATCTGGTGCGTATCCACAAATTTGGGGCGTTGGATGAGGACGCGGCGCCAGATACAGCAGGCACGAAGCTACCGAGCTATAAAGCCATGATGGATTTTGTACAGGAGGATAAGGAGACGAAGCTGACTCTGGGAAGGGAACGAAAACAGGAGGCCCTGGAAGACTTTGCAGACGATGACGGGGACGAATGGCTGTCCCTCCTTACCTATGATAAACGGGGGCTGGAAAACAGCCTGAACAATGCTGTCACTATCCTGCAGTATGACGAAGACCTGAAAGGACTGGTGTTCAACCAGATGGCGGATAACTTGGAATTCCGGGAGGACGCCCCGTGGAAGCGGTCGGGAAGATTCTGGCGGGATGCGGATGACGCACAGCTGGAAGCCTATATGGCAAAAAAATATACGGAATTCTCTAAGAACAAACTTATGTCAGCAATCACAAAGGTGGCGGATGACAGGGCATACCATCCTGTTCGGGAATATCTGGACGGACTGCCGGAATGGGACGGGGTCCCCCGGCTGGATACTCTTCTGGTAGATTATTTGGGCGCAGAAGATACAGATTATGTGCGTCAGGTGACACGCAAAACGCTCTGTGCCGCCATAGAACGGGTACGGCATCCGGGATGTAAGTTTGATACCGTGCTGGTCCTGTGCGGGCCGCAGGGGATTGGAAAAAGCACGCTGATCGCCAGGATAGGCGGGGAGTGGTTTTCCGATTCCCTGAATCTGGCGGATACCAAAGATAAGACCGCGGCGGAGAAGCTGCAGGGATACTGGATTATTGAAATTGGCGAAATGGCGGGTATGGGCAGCGCAGGGGTGAAAACCCTCAGGAGCTTCATCACCACCCAGGATGACCGGTACAGGGCTTCCTACGGACGCCGTGTGAGCTCCCATCCAAGACAGTGTATCCTGATCGGGACAACGAATTCCGAAGAGGGGTACCTGAACGATGTGGAAGGCGGGCGCCGGTTCTGGCCTGTGAACACTCCCTGCATCGGTGTTAAGAAAGTATGGGATATCACCCAGGAGGAGATTGACCAGATATGGGCGGAGGCTGTCAGGCGGGTGGAGGAAGGAGAATCCCTCATCCTGTCCGGAAATGTGGCCGAGGAGGCCAAAAAGCGTCAAAAGGAAGCCATGATCAGTGACCCCAGAGAAGAAAAGGTGCGGGAATACCTGGATATCATGCTGCCATCAGACTGGTATGAGCGTGATCTGGATAAGCGCCGGGACTTTCTGTATGGGACAGAACGGCCTGTCCCAGAGACACCTCTTAGAAGAGACTTTGTAAGTGCGCAGGAGATCTGGTGTGAGTGCTTTGGTAACAGTCTCACGAAGATGGAACGAAAAGATGCTTTTTTAGTAAAAACCATCATGGCAAAGCTAGAGGAGTGGGAATATTCGGGAGAGCGGAAACGCCTGGGAGCCGGATATGGGATGCAGAGGTTATACCGGCGTAGTGAGACATTTTTATTGTGACAATCTGTGACAAAGTGGTGTGACAATCTCTGATTTGTGACAATCTCTAAAAATTGAAGCTGTGACAATCTTGTTTTTGTCACAGAGATTGTCACAGGGATTGTCACAAAGAAAAACCAGTAAACATAGGGTTTACAAAGATTTGTGTGACAATGTGACAATCTACTGCTATAGAGATATAAATTAATAGATATATAGAGAATTACATGTACAAACCCGCATATATGTGCTCATACGCGTGCGAGAAGTCACATTGGCACAACGAAAGGATAGGTATGTTAGAGAAAGACATTGAAGCGTGGCTGAACAAAAAAGTGAAAGACCTGGGAGGCATCTCCTACAAGTTTGTATCACCAAATAATCCAGGTGTGCCTGACCGGATTTATATCTTTCCGGAAGGCCGGATTTACTTTGTGGAGCTGAAAACGGAGATCGGCCGTCTGTCCAATATCCAGAAGTGGCAAAGACAGCGGCTGCGGGATATGGGCTGCCGGTTCCATCTGGTGAAAGGGATGAGCCAGGCGAAGGAATTTATTAAGGAGCTGGAAAGTGAAATACATACCGCACGAGTATCAGAATTATGCCAAACAAAAATTAATTGAACTGCCGGAGGTTGGGCTTCTGTTGGATATGGGGCTTGGAAAAACTGTGACGACGCTGACCGCGATTGATGAGCTGATGTATGACAGGTTCCTGATAAGCCGCGTGCTGGTGATCGCCCCGAAGAGAGTGGCGGAAGACACCTGGACAACAGAAGCCCAGAAATGGGATCATCTAAAGCACCTGCGGATTTCCCGGGTACTGGGAGGCAGAAAGGAACGTCTGGCCGCCCTGGAGGAGGATGCTGATATTTACGTCATCAACAGGGAAAATGTGGTGTGGCTGGTGGATCTGTATCGGAATACATGGCCGTTTGATATGGTGGTAGTGGACGAGCTGTCCAGTTTTAAATCCAACCAGGCAAAGCGGTTTAAGGCATTGAAGCAGGTGAGGCCCCTGGTGGAACGGTTCGTAGGTCTGACCGGCACGCCTTCTCCAAACGGCCTGCTGGATCTGTGGCCGCAGATGTACCTGATCGACAGGGGCAAGAGGCTGGGGAAGACCATTACAGGATACCGGGAGCGGTATTTTAACCCCGGAAAAAGCAATGGCTATGTCGTGTACTCCTACGAGTTGAAGCCGGGAGCTGAAGAGGCGATCCAGAAACTGATTGCGGATATCTGCATCAGTATGAAAGCAGAGGATTACCTGCAGATGCCGGAACTGGTGGTGAACGATATCCCCGTAAAGCTATCGGCCCAGGAGCTGGGGAAATACCGGGAACTGGAGCGAGAAAAGCTGATGGAGATAGATGGAGATCAGGTCACAGCCCTGAATGCAGCTACGGTATACAACAAGCTGCTGCAGATGGCCAACGGCAGCGTATACAGCGATGACGGGACTGTGGTGGAGATCCACAAGAGGAAACTGGAGGCCCTGGAAGAGATCTTGGATACAGCAAACGGGCAGCCGGTCCTGGTATTCTATAATTTCCGCCATGATTATGACAGCTTGGTGAAAGCGTTTAGACACTACAAACCCCGGACGCTGAAAGGACAGGAAGATATCCGGGAGTGGAATGCAGGCCGGATTCCCCTTCTTCTGGCCCAGCCCGCCAGCATGGGCCACGGTCTCAATCTGCAGGCAGGCGGGCATATCATTGTCTGGTACGGGCTTAACTGGAGCCTGGAGCTGTATCAGCAGGCGAATGCCAGGCTGTACCGGCAAGGGCAGAAACAGGGAGTGATTATTCATCGGCTTGTAGCAGCAGGAACCGTGGATGAAGAGGTGATCCGAAGATTGGAGAATAAGGATGTTACACAAGAGAGCCTGATGGAGGCGCTAAAAGCAAGGATTAAGAAAATTAGGGAAGGAAAATAGATGATAGTAACCTTTGAATACCGGATTAGTTGGATATGCTGTGGAACTATGACTGTGGATTTAGATAAGTTTTTCCCGAATAGAGTTGGGGAGACCCGAAAGCTGTTTCGGCTGATGGTGCCGAACTTGGACAGCCAGAAGATACGGGAGGTTGAAGCGTGGCTGTCCGAAAAGGAGGTTGAAGCACGGTTGTTCGGAAAAAATGCCAAGAGGTATAAAAAATATTTGGAAATATTCAGGGAGGTACAGAAATGAGAGACAAGAAAAATAAGGCCTTCCGAGTGGTCCGGATGCTGATCGCGAAAGAAGTCGACCGGAATGACATGGAAACCCACTGCAGTCAGCACGCAATGGAGTGGGGCAGGAGACCGGGGTATGCCGGCACGCCGCTGGCACCGGTGGGATACAGAGGCAGATATGAGGAGGAAAAAAAACGTGAAGGGTGGGAGCGGAGCATCGGGGCCAACCGGGAGTACGGATATGCGCTTGGGCGCGGCATGATTATTAGCATGCCACCAGAGGAGGAACAGCTATGACCGATAAACAAAGGAAACTGTTGCAGAGATATTTAGATGACGGTCATATTAAAGTGTTGTCAAGCCGTGGCCCATATACCGTGTCTGATTTTATCAACCTGATTATACAAACAACAGACAAGTCAAGCCGGTATCTGAATCACATACCGGTGCTGGAGAGGCAATACACGGCAGAGGAGTATAAGCGGATAAGTGATATGCTGCACAGGAATAGAGAGAAATTTGGTGCTTTAGAAGGGGAATATCTCGGCACAACAAATGAAGTTAGTTATATCTATAACGGCCCGACATGGTACACGGCATGTATGACATGGAGCAAAGGCTCTGGAAATACGGTAAGCCGCATTCCGTTCAGGGTGACGGAAGAAGGGAAGTGTCCGCTGGGTGTTTATGATATCTTAGTTGATATGGGGATATTTTCAATCGGGTCACTGCTTGACTACTGCAGACAGTCAATGCAGGAGTTGTCAGACGAAAAGCATGCGCCAATAAAACCAGAAAAATGCAATATGGCTACAATGTGTCCGGAGTGCGGGACGAACTGGAAGAGGTGCTATGCTTACTGTCCAGGATGTGGTCGGAAAATAGACTGGGGAGGTGAAACCAATGGAAATGACCAGAGAACGCCTGAAACAATATAAGTCATTGCTCAAGGAAATAGAGAGCCTTGACAGGGACATTGACAAGCTGCGGGACAGAACACTGAATATCCCTACCGTGTTTGGGAAAGTGACTGCATCCAGCCACGATTTTCCGTACATACCAACGCGCCTTACTGTGCAGATGGATGATCCGCGAGAGGCTGATATGATTACCCGCAGGATTAGAATCAAGGAAAAGCGGAAAAGTGAGGCAGAACGGCTGGCGTGGGAAATAGAGCAGTTTATTGCCAGTATTCCGGACAGTACGGATAGGCAGATACTGGACATGGTATTCCTGAAAGGGAAAACCCAGCAAGAAACCGGAGATTCCGTTGGATACAGTAAAGGAAGAATCTCACAGCGAATTACCGATATACTGAAAGATTAAACCAATTAAACAAAAAACCTGCTATAATCTAAACTAGGAGCACCAGACGAAAGGGATAGCGCTGGTGCACACCCCTCCTTTTCGCAATATACGGTCGCCGGGTGTAACAGCCCGGTGGCTGATTGTCCCTGGTATCCGGGGTAAGTCGGCGGCATAATACACTCTAAGCTGCAGCCGTAGGGCAGTAGCACATGCGCCGCGACCCTCCCCGCAGCGGCGCAATAACGGGGTATCCCACCAATGGCAGGTGGACAGGGTAGCGCCCTGGGTTCCGGTTCAATTCCGGATGCCGCCGATTCCCGCAAGGGACAGGTCTTTTTTCATTTTCCCCCCTTTTTATCCACCTGGCTTCGGCTGGGTGGATTTTTATACACATAAAATACACATTTCTGTTGACAAGTGTGTTTTAAATGTGTATAATAGTAGTTAGAAAGGAGATATTATGAAGCAGAGAGACCTGATAAAAAAGCTTGAGGCAGTAGGATTCGTTTTTGAAAGACATGGCGGAAATCATGATGTGTACAGAAGAGAAAACGAGATAGAGAATATTCCGCGACATAAAGAAATTGACGAAAGATTGGCAAGGGCGATTTTACGTAAGTGGGGGATATAAACCTCCACTTACGTAAAATATTATATATCAGGTGGAGCAGATGAAAAGGAGGAAAAATGAAAGCAGTATATCCAGCAATATTTACGCAAACAAACGATGTAGTCTTAGTGGAGGTTCCAGATTTGGGAATTCTTACTGAGGGAAAAGATATGCAGAATGCGATTGAAATGGCAAGGGATGCCATAGGGCTGACTGGGATTTCAATGCAGGATAAAGGGGAGGCAATACCAGAACCCACAAATTTTCGAAAAATAAATATTTTAGAGGGAACCTTTTCAGGGGATGGAGAAAGTTATTTGTCGCTGGTAGATATTGATTTTGATGCATATCGCAGAAAAATTGATGTAAGATCAGTGAGGAGGAATGTGACCTTGCCTAATTGGCTGAATGCCGAGGCGGATGCAGCACACATTAATGTATCAAAGGTTTTGCAGGAAGCGCTAATGGCAAAACTTGGTGTGTGCAGATAAAGCGAAAGTTACGACGATTAAAGAGACAGTGGATGCTGTCTCTTTTTGATTGCAGAAAGTGAGGTGAGCCTAAATGGAATTAGCCGAAAAACAGAAAGTCTTTGCGGATGAATACCTGATCGACCTGAATGCCACGAGGGCTTACAAGGTAGCTTATCCGAGAGTCAAGAAAGATGAGGTGGCCGCTGTAAACGGCAGTAAGTTGCTAAGAAATACTAAGGTTGCGGCTTATATCGCCGAACGCATGCAGGAGCGCCAGAAACGTACTGAGGTCACACAGGACAGAGTTGTAAGGGAACTGGCTGCGATCGCTTTTGCACGGGCAACGGATTATGCGGAAGTCATTGGCGGGGCAGTGCACATCAAGGACACCAGCGAATTGGATGATGAGCAGGTTCGGGCAATCGCCGGGATTAAAGAGGGCGCAAATGGCATTGAAATTAAACTAAACGACAAAGAAAAGGCCCTGGAGCTGCTGGGGAGGCATTTGGGGATGTGGAATGATAAGCTGGATGTAAAAGGAGTAGAAGGCGTGGTGATAGTCGATGATATCCCCAAAACAGACAACACAGGTTAGGCTTACAGATTTAATTGCTCCATCCTTTTATGACCTGCATCATGATATATCAGGACACAGGCACACGCATTATAAGCTTGCAGGTGGCCGCGGTTCTACAAAGTCATCCTTCATCAGTATTGAAATCATTCTGGGAATGATGCAGGACCCGAATGCAAATGCAATCGCAATGCGTAAGGTTGGACGGTTTCTTGAAGAATCCGTGTTTGAACAGTTGCGGTGGGCAATAGACGTGCTGGGCGTTTCAGACAAATGGAAGATAAGGCTTTCGCCGCTGGGACTTACATACATTCCATTTGGTAATAAAATTATATTCCGTGGAGCAGATGATCCGAAGAAAATAAAATCGGTAAAACTGTCCACAGGATATTTTAAATATATCTGGTTTGAAGAACGGGCAGAGTTTGACGGGCCAGAGGAAGAGCGTACAATACTCCAATCACTCATGAGAGGCGGATCGGAGTTTTTTGTTTTCTACAGCTGGAATCCTCCAAAATCCATGAACAGTTGGGTGAACCAGGATGTATTGGATGAGAGGGAAGATACAGTTGTCAGCCATACTGATTACCGTACAGTCCCCCGTGATTGGTTGGGAGAGCAGTTCTTCATTGAAGCGGAGCACCTGAAAGAAATAAAGCCAAAAGCCTATGAACATGAATATTTGGGAGTCGCAACAGGCACAGGCGGGGCGGTATTTGAAAACGTCACTGTCAGAACAATTTCAGATGAAGAAATCGCAATGTTTGACCGGATCAAACAGGGTCTTGATTTTGGCTACGGTGCTGACCCGCTGGCTTATATTAAGATGCACTATAACAGTAAGCAAAAGCGCTTATATTTGTTTGGTGAGATATATGCAGTGAAGCTAGGAAATACAAAAGCTGCGCGGGAAATCAGAAAGTTTAACCCACTCAATAAGGTCATTACGGCAGACTCCGAAGAACCGCGTGCAATCGCTGCCCTGAATGAATTGGGTCTGAGAATCGTCGGAGCAAAGAAAGGCCCTGGTTCAGTGGACTATGGAATGGAGTTCCTTTCTGATGAGTTGGAGGAAATTATCATTGATCCGAAGCGTTGCCCAAATGCTACGAGGGAATTTATGGGTTATGAGCTTGAAAGGGACAAGGACGGTAATTTCAAGGGCAGCTATCCGGATAAAAATAATCATACTATCGATGCAGTGCGCTATGGGATGGAAGATGACATGACCAGACGGAGGGCGTCGATCAAGGACAAGAAAAAATACGGTTTCGGCTAAGGGAGGTGAGAGTCATGTACAAGTTTATGATGCCGGCAGAGAGCTGGGATGAATTAAGTCCGAATAAACGGGCGATCAGAAATCTGATCTGCAAGCACCGGATTATAGCGATGCGTCTTGCGAACAACAAGAAATATTACGAGGGCGCCCACAAGATATTGGATGAAGAGAACAGAAAGAATAAGCTGGTATGCAATCATGCGAAAGACATCGCGGATACGGCATCCAGTTATTTTATTGGCAATCCAGTCAGCTACAAAGGCCCTGAAGATATCAAAATCCTGACCGATGCGCTGGAGCAGGCAGGGGCTGACGAAACTGACGGAGACAATGGGCTGGATCTGTCCATCTATGGCCTGGCGTTCGAGTACTGCTATGTTAAGCAGAATGAGACAGAACTGACGGTCAAAAACCTCTCTGCGGAAAACACGTTCATGGTCTATGATGACAGCATTGAGGAAAATGAGCTGTTTGCGGTATATTACAGCGTTAGGAAAGATGATGCGCGAAACACCAAGGTTACATTTGCCGCAACCGTGCTGACTGCGAATTATCGGTATGTCCTTAATATACAGGACATTGATGGACCGCAGGCACTGCTGGAGGAACCAGAAGCCCATTACATGGGTGAGGTCCCGATCATTGCGTACCAGAACAATAAATTAGGGATCGGAGACTATGAGCTTCAGATCCCCCTGATTGATGCCTATAACGCCCTGATGTCTGATCGGATCACAGACAAGGAACAGTTCATTGACGCGATACTGGCCCTGTATGGATTCATGCTGGGGGACGATGATGGGAAAGATTCTGATGGGAGAACCGCAGCGCAGCGCCTGAAAGAGGACCGGATCATGGATGGTCTCCCGGAGGATGCGCGGGCAGAATATATCACCCGTACTTTCGATGAATCCGGTGTGGAAATCCTGCGGAAAGCGATTGAGCAGGATATTCATAAGTTTTCCCACATCCCCTGTATGTCTGATGAGAACTTCGGGGGCAATGTCAGCGGCGTGGCAATGGAGTTTAAGCTGCTGGGGATGGAGAACATCACCAAAATTAAGACCAGGTACTATAAAAAGGGGTTGCGAAAACGGCTCCGCATTTTTGCTTACTTCCTTTCCATGAAAGGGATTGTTGTGGATGTAGCCGGTATTACTCCGACATTTACGCGGGCGCTACCGAAAAACCTGTTGGAAATCAGCCAGATCATCGCGAACCTGTGGGGAAAGGTCAGCAGGAAAACGCTGCTGTCTCAGATCCCGTTTGTGGACGATGTGGACGCAGAGCTGGAGGCGGTGGAAAAGGAAACAGAAGAAGCTGTGAAACAGCAGCAGGCAATGTTCGGGCTGGGCAGCAATCCTCCGCCTGATGATGAGGATGATGATGTAGATGAGTGATTACTGGACCCGCCGAAAAGCACGAGAAATGCACCAGTACATGGAGCAGGCGGAAAGCGTATCAGATCAAATCGCGAAGCTCTACCAAAAGGCGTCTGGTTACGTCAGAAATCAGGCGGATCAGATCTTTGGCCGGTTCAGGCAGAAGCATCACCTGTCAAAATCTGAGGCCTACAGGCTCCTAAATACGCTGCAGGATAAAACATCACTGGACGAACTAAAAGAAGCTCTGAAGGCCTCTGGTGATGATACAGAGCATGCTATGCTTCTGGCGGAGTTGGAGAGCCCGGCGTACCGGGCCAGGTTGGAACGGCTGAAGCAGCTGCAGAACCAGATGGATCTGTTGATGCGGGATGTGTACCACAAAGAAAAGGCATTTTCCACCAGCCATTATGTAGACCTGGCAAACGAGGCATATTACAGGTCGATCTTTTTCGTTCAGCAGCAAACCAGTCTGGGATTTAGTTTTAATTTGGTGGATCGGGATCTGATTGACAAGGCATTGCAAAAACGCTGGTACGGGGCCAACTACTCAGAGCGCATCTGGCACAATACCCAGTCGCTGGCGCGCAGCCTGAAGGAAGAACTGCTGATTAATCTGGTCACCGGCCGGACCGACCAGGAGGCTGCAGATATCATAGCGAATAAGTTTGCCTCCGGCGCCAGTAATGCGCGCCGGTTGGTCCGGACGGAAAGCTGTGAGCTGGCGAATCAGATGGAGATGCAGTCTTATGAGGAGTGTGGGATTGAGACCTATATTTTCGTGGCAACCCTGGATCTTCGCACATCCCCCGCCTGCAGGGAGAGAGATGGGAAACGCTATTCGGTAGCAGAGCAGCAGCCTGGCGTGAACAGTCCCCCCATGCATCCCTGGTGCAGGTCTACGACTGTCTGCGACATATCCAACAAGGAGCTGGCCAGAATGAAACGGGCTGCCCGCGATCCAGTGACTGGCAAGGTAGAGATGGTTCCGGCGAATATGACTTACGAACAGTGGCACAAAAAATATGTGCAGGGCAGGCCAGAGGCAGAACTGAAAGAGAAGATGCTGAAAAACCGCGGGGAGGACCGCCGCGAATACGAAGTTTACAGGGGGATTTACGGGAAGGAAATGCCGGATACTTTTGACAAATTCCAGGATTTGAAGTATAATGATAGTAGGAAATGGGATGAGTTGAAGTCCGGGAAGCAAGACCGCATCAACCAGATGGAATTCCAGGATATGCAGGGCCTTGTCGGAAAACTGGGAGACCGGGAAGTGAGGATCTGGTATAAAACCCATGATGAAAAAATCCCGGAATTAATTGATGCCAGCCTTCCGCTGGAGGAACAAGCGAAACAGGCCTGTCAGTTGAGAAATGAAAACAGGACCAATGCGCGGGACCTTATGCGTGATCAGAAAAAGAGAAGGGAACTGGACAAGACAGATCCCAATAAAACTTTTGAACAGCTGATTGATCATAAGATGGAAGATAAGGGACTGTCTTATGATGATGCGGTAGAAGATATTTTAAAAACAGCTACAAAAACCAGAGAATCTGTCAATAAAATGCTTGGATTGGAGTGAGGATATGTTCCGATATGCTGTGTGTAATCAGAGTGATGAGGCAATATTTGAGAAACAATGTAAAGCACTGGAAAAAGCAGTTCCGGGGCTTGTAAAAAAAGAGCTATTACATGACGTAGATGATTCTAAGACACAGATTTACATGCTGAATCAGAACAGGGTATATGTGCATAACAGCATTTACCTTGATGAGGTGTATGTGGAATCGGACGTTGATCTATTGCAATTTTTCCCCAAAACCACCAGTCAGTGATCAGTGATGGCCGGTGGTATTTTGTTGCGGTATCGCAACGGAAACTTATTAGAAGCAAGCACGCAGGCATGCCCTGGGTGTTATTTTTATGGCCCGAAACGGCCTAAAACTATGCAACGGCCTGGACGTGGATGGGCTGGGGCTGAAAGGAGAACCATGAAATATAGGACAAAGCGATTTTTCGGAAACTGCAGAATCCCAATGGATCTGCAGTTTTTTGCAGAAGGCGGAGACGATGGCGGGGCTGGCGGCAACGGCGGCGGATCCGGCGAGGGCGAAGGAAACGGTACTGGAAATGAGGGTGGCGAAAACCAGCCTCCATCATTTGACGAGCTCCTGAAAAACGGGCATCAGGCAGAGTTTGACCGGCGCGTCCAGAAAGCGATAAATACGGCGCTTGCGAACGCCCAGGAAAAATGGCAGGCTCTGACGGACGATAAACTGTCCGAGGCTGAGAAGCTTGCGAAGATGACGAAAGAAGAAAAATCCCAGTATCTGGCGCAGAAACATGAAAAGGAGCTGGCAGACCGCGAAGCAGCGCTTACCCGCAGGGAACTGATGGCGGAAGCGAAGAATACGCTGGCGGAAAAGAAGCTGCCTGTAAGTCTCGCAGAGGTGTTAAATTACACAGATGCGGATTCCTGCAGCAAATCTATCGCAGCGGTTGAAAAAGCCTTCCAGGAGGCCGTACAGGCAGCCGTGGAAGAAAAGCTCAAAGGCGGAAAGCCCCCGAAGAAAGCACAGGATGCAGGGGTTACGAAAGAAGAATACGCCAAAATGGGCTATTCGGAGCGGCTGAAACTGAAAACAGAAAACCCGGAGCTGTATAAGCAGCTGTCCGGCGTATAAGAAAGGAGAAAATAACAATGGCAGGAACAATTTTTGGGATTCCTTTTGACGAGGAATTATTCATGCAGATGTGGGCGGAGGCTCCGGACCCGTATCTGACCGCGATGATCGAATCCGGCGCCGTGGTGCAGGATTCACTGATTGCTGAAAAAATCGCAGGGAACGGAAATATCTATACAATTCCCTTCTACAACATCTTAGACGGCGAAGATCAGAACTATGATGGTCAGACGGATATTACCGTAACTGAGGTTGGTGGCGGTTCCCAGACCGGCGTTGTATACGGGCGTGCAAAAGGATTCTTCGCCCGGAATTTTACAGCTGAATTATCCGGCGCAGACCCTATGGGACATATTGTCGCAACTATTGCTAAGTACTGGCAGAAGCGCCGCCAGAAGCGCCTGATCGGTATTGCTGATGCAGTATTTTGCGTAACAGGGGCAAGCGGCAACGCAAAGACATGGGGAGAAACGCACAGCCTGGACCTGGGATCTGCTACCGCGCAGGCAAGAGAAATCCGGGAGACGGATCTGAACGACCTGGCAACGCTGGCCTGTGGAGATCACAAGGATCAGTTCCGCCTGGCGATCATGCACTCCAATGTAGCCAAGACCCTGGAGAACAAGCAGCTGTTGGAGTACTGGAAGTACACTGACGCCAATGGCATCCAGCGTCCCATGAACATTGCAAGCGCCAACGGATATACCGTAATTGTGGATGATGGAGTACCCTGCGTGGCCACTGGTGGAAGCGGAGACAATAAGGACCTGAAGAAGTATACAACCTATCTCTTCGGAAACGGTGTGATCCGCACAGCCAAGGGGCGCGTGGATGTTCCAGTGGAAACCAATCGCGACCCGAAGAAGAACGGCGGCCAGGATGAACTGATTACCAGAATGCGTGAAACTCTGCATCCAAACGGATTCAGCTTCAAGATTCCCACATCCGGATGGACAGAATCCCCTACGGATGCGCAGCTGTTCGCAAAAGCCAACTGGGATATCAAGTTCGACCCCAAGGCGATCCCGATGGCCCGCCTGATCACGAACGGATAAGGAAGTGGTCTCAGATGACTGAGCTTGAGAAGCTGAAAAAAATCACTGGAGAAAAGGACGAAGCGCTGCTGCAGATCCTCATGGAAGATGCGGAGCAATTCGTCCTTTCCTATACGGGGAGAACGATTCTGGTGGGCGGCCTGACAAAGGCCGTCCGGGACCTGGCAGTGATCGCCCTGAACCGGTTGGGAACCGAAGGGGAATCCGGGCGCAGCGAGGCCGGGGAATCATACAGCTTTTCTGAAGTCCCCCGGCAGGTCTATGATGAGCTGAACCGGTACCGCCTGGCAAGAGTTGGAGGAACCCGATTTGAGAATGAGAAAAAATAGAGTTCAGAAATTCTCCCTGCGAAACCGGATAACGGAGAAGGACCGGGAAGGTATCACCGTAGAAAAGTGGGGCCCTGATGCGGAGATACCCGGGGAACTGTGGCCGGCCGGTGGAAAAGTGCAGGCCGAAGTATACGGCCAGCGCCTGGCCTATATCCTCAACGGAAAGATCCAGGGAGATTATACGATTGCCGTGGATGAAAAGGGGGGCATATCGTATCAATTCAATGGCTTTTCCGTCCGGGAGGGAGACGGCATCTGCTTTCATGTGCCGGCGCAAAGCGATCCGGATTATAAGATAATCTCTATTAAGCCTTACCGCCCGCTGTACATGGAACTGGAGAAAAGGCTATGAGCGCGGAGATAGACCGGCTGGACAGCCTGATGCGGAAATTTGGTCAGCTGGCTGAAGTGAACGCGAAGGAAAATATGCCCCGTGCAGTGCAAAATGCCATGAAGATTATTCAGGGAGAGGCCAAACTGCGTTGCCGGGTAGATACCGGGGAATTGCGCAACAGCATCAGGACCTCAGTCGAGGTGACAGACGAAGGCTGCCGGGGCGTGTGTTATACAAACAAGGCATATGCCCCGTATGTAGAATTCGGGACCGGTCCGCGTGGTGCTGCAAAGCACAGCGGGATTTCCCCGGCAGTGACACCGGCATACTCGCAGCAGGGCTGGTACATTCCGGAAGATAAGATTGACGCTGCGACTGCGGAGAAGTACCATTTCCGGGAGTATACTTACCATATGGACGGGTATTTGGGATATGAAAAGAAGTTCTATTACACGGAGGGGCAAGCCGCCTCTCCGTTTCTGTATCCGGCGCTGAAGGACAATGAAACGCGCGTGACCAGAAACATCAGGAACCATCTGGCGCGGCAGATCAAGAAACAAGTGGGAGATTGAAATGATTAATGTAAAAGACCAGGTATACAGCGCAATCAAAGGGATCTGCGAGCAGGTGACTGACTTATACCCGGGAAACTGGGCGCAGCTCCCGGCAATACAATACACTGAAGAAGAGAACCGCGTCCAGGAATGGACAGACGGTGAGGAGCAGAAGGCATATCTGCGGTACCGGATTGACGTGTGGAACAGCGGCAGTACATCAGTAGCCACTCTCGCGGTGGACCAGGCAATATCGGCACTGGGGCTGATGCGAACCTCCTGCTCAGACGTGCCGGATCCCAGTGGCCTGCGGCATAAGCAGATCCGCTATGAAGGCGTGATCGATGTGCACACGGAGCAGGTCTACAACAACGATATCTATTAAGGAAGGAGACTAACCATGTTAGCAAATGGAGCAAAATTGGGATATAAGAAGTCCGGAGGAAGCACCTATACGGACCTGAAGGGCCTGAAGGAAATCCCCGAGATGGGAGTGGATCCGGAAAGGGTGGAAAACACCACCCTGACTGATAAGGTAAAGCAGTACGAAAACGGAATCGGTGACGCCGGGGAGCTGCAGTACAAATTTAAGTACGATAACCGGGAAGCTGACAGCCCTTACAGGGTGATGCGCGCTGCGCAGGATACCGGTGAGACACTGAGCTTTCAGGAAACTCTGTCTGACGGAACTATGACTACCTATGATGCCCAGGTGTCCGTGAAACGTACAGGCGGCGGCGTAAATGGTGTAATTGAGTTTACGCTGACAATGGCTCTGCAGAGTGGTCTGACAGTGACAGATCCTGTAGTATCCGGATCTTAAGGAGGAGAAAAGAGATGGAAGTTATGGAAGGAAAGAAACCCTATGCTGAGTGGGAAGTTGGTGGGGAAATATACAAACTGAAACTGACTACTGCAGCAGTAACGGCTTTGGAAGCACAGTACAATGGAAATCTGATCCAGATGATGGATAGCGGGATTCCTTCGCTGGGGAATATGCTGAACGTGGTCCACAGGGCTGCCAGGGCCTATAAGCCCAGCTTGAAGCTGAATGATATTTATAATCTTTTTGACCAATATGTGGAGGAAGGCGGCTCACAGGTGGAATTCATGACCAACGTATTCATCCCTGTATTCCAGGTATCCGGTTTTTTCTCCCGCAATCAGACAGAGGCGATGGGAGAGAAAATCGACGGTCTGAAAGAAAAACTCCTGTAAAACCGAAAGACCTTGTCTCCGAACTGTACGGCGCGGCTCTGAGAGCAGGGCTGCTGCCGGACCAGTTCTGGGACATGAGCATCGGAGAGGTGAAAGATTATCTGGATGCCTGGACGGCCAGCCAGCGGCGCCAGTTCCGGGAACAGATCATGATACAGAATTACGCCGTTGTGGATCTGTCACAGCGGATCGGGGCAATGTTCGCGGAAAAAGGCCAGAAGCAGGAGATCCTGCATTTGTGGGATTTCTTCCCGGATCTTTTCGATGCTGAACGAAAACAGTTTGAGGACGGCCAAAAAGATGAAGAACTGGAACGGTTCAAGGCGGACCGTGCACGCTTCGTCCAGAGGCACAACGAACGATGGAAAAATCAGGAGAAAGGAGGGGAAACTTGAGCAATGCAATGACATTAGAAACCCTGCAGGTCGTTCTGGATGCCTATACCCGGCCATACCGGGAAGAAATGGCGAAGGTCAAGCAGGAAACCCAGAAGGTCACTGACCAGATCAAGCAGCAGACACAGAAAGTCACGAAAGAGACGCAGGAAACAGCCAGACAGGTGTCCGTACAGACACGGAAGATGGAAAACTCCTGGAAGTCTGTGAAGCGGGTGATCGGATCTGTGGTGAGCGTGGCTGCAATCGTCAGCTTCACAAAATCCTGCCTGGAACTGGGCAGCGATCTCGCAGAAGTACAGAACGTGGTGGATGTTGCCTTTGGGAGCATGTCCGGCGCTGTGAATGCTTTTGCCGCTGATGCCATCGAGCAGTTTGGAATGTCCGAACTGGCGGCCAAGAAATATATGGGTACCTATGGCGCGATGGCAAAGTCGATGGGCCTTAACGCGCAGGAAGTGTATGATATGTCGGCTGCCATAACGGGACTGACGGGGGATGTATCATCGTTCTATAATATCGCGCAAGACGAAGCATATACAAAATTGAAGAGCATCTTCACGGGCGAAACTGAAAGCTTGAAAGAGATTGGCGTCATAATGACCCAGACAGCACTGGATCAGTACGCACTGAATAATGGCTTCGGCGAGACCACAGCCAAAATGACAGAGCAGGAAAAAGTCATGCTGAGGTATCAGTATGTCATGAGCTCGCTGTCAGATGCTTCTGGGGATTTTTTAAGAACCCAGGATTCGTGGGCAAACCAGACCAGAATCCTCTCACTGCGATTCCAGCAGCTGCGGGCTACTATGGGTCAGGGGCTTATCAATGCCTTCCTGCCGGTCATTAAGATCATCAATACGGTTCTTGCCCGCCTGCAGGTATTTGCGCAGTATTTCAGCGCCATCATGGGGCAGCTGTTCGGTGCTAAGAGCAGTGGAGGCGGCGGTTCCGGGATTGCAGATATCTCTGTGGCGACCGCAGGAATTGCCGACAATATGTCAGGAGCGGAAAGCGCTTCTGGCGGGATGGCGAAGAACGCCAAAGACACAGCGAAGGCAGCGAAGGAAATCAAGAATGAACTGCTGGCCTTTGATGAAATGAACCGCCTAAGCGATAATTCCGCCTCGGACGGCGGTGCAGATGGCGGCGGAGGTTCCGGCGGCGGGATTGGCGATCTGGGGGATCTGGATGTAGGCTCTGGCCTGCTGGCAGATATGAACCAGCAGCTGGATGAATACAGCGAGAAGGCAGCAAAGTATGCGGAGATGATCCGAAAGGCCTTCCAGGACCTGAAGGACGCATGCAAGCCTACCACAGACGCACTAAAGCGCCTCTGGGACGAAGGACTGTCCAAGCTGGGCAATTTTACCTGGACGGCAATCAAAGACTTCTGGGAGGCATTTTTGAAGCCCCTGGGCGCATGGACACTGGGAGAAGGCCTGCCGGAGTTTCTGGATATCACCAATGATCTCCTGAACGAAATCAACTGGAAGAAGCTAAATGAATCCCTGAAGAACTTTTGGGGGCAGCTGGAGAAACTGGCAAAATTCGCGTTTAAAAACCTGTTGAGCTTCTATCGGGATTTCTTGAAACCCGTAGGCGTATGGGTAATGAATGATGCCCTGCCTGCACTGGTGGATGTGATCTCGAACCTCCTGAGCGCTATTGACTGGGACAGGCTGAACAGCGCGATCAGCGAGTTTTGGGAGGCACTGTCACGGTTTACCATTGGAATCGGCCGGGGTATCGTGAAATTTTTTGAGGACATCGGAAAGGTATTGTCACCGCTTATCGCGGATCTTGTCAATGCGTTTTCAGCGGCTATGGAAGGGCTGGCAGATATCATAAACAGCATTCCCACGGAAGTCCTTGAGGCAATAGGAGAGGGGATTGGCGTGCTGCTGGGAGCATTCCTGGCGTATAAGGCTGCAACAGGCATAGCGTCTATTGTGAGTGGAATCGGGAGTGCTTTTGGGGGGCTTATTTCGGGGTTAGCCGCTCATCCATATATAGCCATTGCAGGGGGGATAACGGGTTTAGCCACGGCATTAGGGAGCCTGGCATCAGACGGATTCTTTTCTGATGATGAAACCAGAGCAATGTGCGGCCGTGTGGATACACTGATTGAAAAATCAGAAGAAGGCAGGAGACAAACGCAGGAATTCCTGGATACACTTGAAGGAAAATATTCTAATATAGAATCCAGCTATGGGGCATTAGAGGACATTGCTGATCGTTACTTCGATCTTTCTGAAAAGATTGAAAGGACTAATGAAGAACAGACTGAACTCGATTCCTTGCGCCAGACGCTGGAAAGGGAACTTCCGGGATTTGGTGACATAATTAAGGACCAGACGAAGGATTATGAAGATCAGAAGGAAGAAATCCAGAGGCTGATTGAAAAGACCAAAGACTACTATATGGCTCAGGCAGCCCAGGAATCTTTGGTTGATATTTATACAAAGGTATTCGAGAGCCAGAGGAAAATAAGTGAAGCGCAAGAGGAAAGAAATAACCTAGAAGATAAGTATAAAGAGCAATTAGACTTCTATAAAGATTGGGTGCCATTTGGTGAAACAGTGGCAAGCTGGCTGGACCCTACAATTAAGCGCTATGACGATCTGAACCAGTATATAGCCCAGCAGCAGAGTGAGCAGGAAGAACTGCAGGCTCAGCTGGAAAATGCCTACGGAATCATTGATGAGTATAACGGCAAGGTTGGCGAGACCAGTGATTGCATATCTTCTGTAGTTGACGCGACACGGGATCTGGACTTCTCAGGAGTTGCAACGAAATCCGCTCAGGCCATAGACGAAGCGCATGGAATATGGGTGGATGGAAAGCAAGTAATGTCCACGGATGCGCTTGAGCTCTATAATGCCATTATGACCGGGGAACTAAGCAAGCTTCCGGACGGAACATATAAGACAGCTGAAGGCGCAATCGTAGCAATGGGAACGGCCTTTGAGGATGGGAAACCCGAGTTTCTGAGCACTGTGGAGTCCTTGCAGAATGAATCCATTGGTACTCTGAAGAGTTTTTACGACCAGTACAAGAAATCTGGAATATTCATTGTCGAGGGAGCAATCGAAGGCATAAACGATAAATCCTCTGCTTTCGGGGGCACGATGAGAAACCTGTTCGATCTGGCATATGAGCAATTCAAGCTGGAAGCCGCGATCCACTCTCCGTCAAGGAAAATGTATGAAAGCGGCAGCAATATCGGACAGGGAGCTATAGACGGTGTCAACAGCCGGAAAGGCAATCTGCTTACTCTGATGGGAGACCTTCCCAATGAGATGCAACGCGCGTTGGGCGACCTGAAGTATATGTTCTCCAGCAGCGGTATCAAGATTGCAGAGGGCCTTGGAAAAGGTTTTGATGATGCCTGGAACCAGGGAGTAAACCTGACGTTTGCGACGATCCCGAGACGTATTGCAGATGCGATTGGCAGCTTGTATCATATCGGAGTAAATGCTGCGCAGACACTTGCAGATGGATTCAGGGCAGTACATATCCCGGCCCCGCATTATCGTGTAAGCACGGCTTACCAGTGGGCTGCAGGCCAGCGTCTGGCGTTGCCGGATGTTAATGTGAGCTGGTATGCTCGCGGTGGTATCATCGACAGTCCTACTCTCGCCATGATGGGTGAGGCCGGGAGAGAGGCGGTGGTGCCTCTGGAACGGACAGAATGGATTGATACGCTGGCAGACCGGATCTCCGAAAGGACAGGTGGAAACGGAGAAGCGCCGATAATCAATGTCTATGTGGGTGGAAAGAAGGTGACGGATGTTGTAGTGGAGGAAATCAATAAGAGGACGATCCAAAACGGGAAAAGTCCTTTATACATCTAAGTAATTTACAAACCCCTCCCGGCGTGGTATAATATGGTAAAATACCGGGAGGGGGAATTTTAAAATGGCATTATTTAAGTGTCCAGAATGTGGAAAGGAAATATCAGATAGGGCATCGACATGTCCGAATTGTGGCTGCCCTATAGAAACAGAGGAAAAGAGAACTAAAATCGAAATAGAAGAAAAGGCAGAGCAAAATCTGGTCCCCTGCACTAAATGCGGATGTTGGAATGAGGCAGGGACCACATACTGCGAAAAATGCGGAAACATATATACATACAGGGAATATCAGAAATTAGATGAGATGCTGGGGAGAAATACTAACAGTAATAAAGTAAAAGATAAAACTGATTCTTTGAGAACGTTAAAATTGGTTACTGGCATAATTGGGATCGTGGCTTCTCTTGGTCTGGCCTGGATCGTAGGAGTGGCATACTTTATCGCTGGCGAAGGTGTAGCGCGGGAACTGGTGGGGACTGCATTGATGTTTGCGGCGTCCTTAATCTGCCTGGTGAACTTTAACAACAAAAATCACTCCGCATATCAATTAGCCGGGATAATGTATGTAGTCTCAATGTTTTTAGGAATAATTTTCAGTACTGTATTTGTAGTACTGGATATAGTGATACTTGTAAAAATGGCAAAAAACAAATCGGTTTGATAAAAATACATCAAACTATTTTGCTTTTGAGGCATCGCATTAAATATAAAAGGTTATCCTTCGCGAGAATGGATAGGGTATACAGGAAGTAAATTACAAAGCAAGACAGAACGTCCTTCAGCAGAGGGGCGTTCTTCTTATTATAAAGAAAGAAGGTGATGCTTATGCTATGGATCGGCGGAGTGCTGATGCCGGAGCCTAAGGTTGGTGGGCTGACGGTTACAAAAAACAAGATCTGGTCAAAGAATGCCGGGAGAGCAGCTGATGGAAACATGGTAGGTGATATTGTAGGGATCAAGTATAAACTGGATATCCAGTGGTCCTATTGTAAACCGGCAGACGTACAAAAGATTGATGCAGCAGTAAGCGGCGCTGCCTTTTTCTCGGTCAGGTTTGTTGACCCCGGAACCGGACAGGAGGTAACCAGAAATTTTTACGCGGGCGATCCTAAATACCCTGTACACACCTACGCAATGGGCGGAGGGCGCTATAAGGGCGTGTCGGTCAGCCTGATCGAACAATAATGGAGGATTTCATAATGAAAATGAAGAACATTGAAGTTATCAACACCCTGCAGACGCTGGCGGCCCTGGCTGAAAAACGCCTGCCGGTGAAGGTGAGCTATGCTGTAGCCAGGAATATTTCTGAGCTGCAGAAGATCAGCGCCGACATTGAAAAGGAACGCCAGAAGCTGATCCAGGAGTACGCTGTCCTGGGAGACGATGGGAAGCCCAGGACAAAAAAGAACGAAGATGGACAGGATGCTTACGAGCTCCGGGACGAAGCGGCCTACAAAGAGGAATATGTACAGCTCCTGGAGGCGGAAAACGATTTTGAGCCGCATTACATATCAGAGGCAGAGTTGGAAAGCCAGTCAGACAGGTATGATGTGCTGACCGTGGCGGAGATGATGTCCCTGGCGTTCATGATCCAGTAAGATTGGAGGTGCGGGAATGTACAACGGAAGTACAGAACTTAATACAGCGATTGCCGGGCAGTCCCGTACATTTTCGGCCCGGATCACTGCCGGGGAAACGGTGATCACGTCCGGGATTAAGTCAATTAAGTGGATGGGCGGCGGGAACGCTGGCGGCACGTTGACCATTGGCAGCACAGTGGCTGCCCGGGTAGAAGTGGAGATGGCGGCACCGGGCGTCTTGTTGGAAAATAAGGAAATCTCCGTTGAGGTCGGGGTACGGATGGAATCCGGCGTGGAATACATCCCGATGGGCAGGTTCACAGTGGAAAAGCCGGAAAAGTCTGCAGGGAATATCCGGTTCTCGGCCCATGACCGGATGATTTCGAAGGGGGAGCTGGCGTATTTCTCAGGCCTGATATATCCTTCAGACAGTCTGAAAGTCCTGGAGGAAATTTGCGGGAAGATGGGAATTACTTTGGCGACCGCGGGTCTGAAAGCAATCGCCATCCCAGCCAAACCAGAAGGGTATACCTGCCGGGAGGTGCTGGGGTATATCGCAGGGATGAATGGCAAGTTTGCCGTAATCAACCGGACCGGCCAACTGGAGCTGCGCTGGTATGAGGCTGCGGGGACAGTGGATTTTGACCGGGCAGATGAGCCGGAAGTGGCGGAGTATGATTTCACGGTGGGGAAGATCACCTGCGCTGTGGACAAGGAAACCACGCTGACTGCCGGGAGCGGACCAACTGGAATCCAGTGCAGCAATCCTCTCATGACCCAGACGGTGCTTGATACAGCCTACAAGGGCTTGGACGGATTCTCTTACCGCCCAGGAACAGTGTCCCTGCGCCTGGGAGATCCCAGGATAGACCCCTGGGATATGCTGCAGGTGACCCGGGACGGGGAAGCCTATCTGCTCCCCTGCATGGCGCTGACGCATGATTTTGACGGCGGCATTATTACGGAGGTCACAGCGGCCGGCGAAAGCCAGACAGAGGCAGAATACAACTACCAGGGGCCGACAGCACAGCGTCTGGACCGGGTGTACACGGAACTGTTGATGGTCCGGGACCTGGTGGCGGATAGCGTGACAGTGGAATATCTGAAAGCCAACTACGCCACTATACAGGACCTGACGGCAGTGAGCGCCAAAGTGGGGAATCTGGAAGCGGACGTAGCGAAAATCGGGGAATTGACCGCAAACATGGTCACCACAGAATATCTGGAAGCCAATTACGCACAGATCGACCTGGCCAACATTAAGGAAGGCTGTATCACCACGGCCATGATCGGTACCGGCGTGATCGGAACGACCCAGATCGCAGATGGCTCTATTACTGACGCTAAGATCGTGGGCCTGACTGCCAACAAGATCACTGCCGGCACGCTGGACGCAGCTGAGATCGATGTGGTCAACCTAAACTGCGCCAACCTGACGGTAGGAACGATCAACGGCCAGCAGATTGCCCCGGGAGCTGTTGATATGGATAAACTGGGGCAGGATGCAGCCGGCGCGATAACAGGGGCAGCCAGCGATGCGGCGCAGGCCTTGGAGGACGCCGCCGCAGCCTTTCAGGCAGCGCAGAATGCGACAACAGCAGCAGGAGCCGCGCAGGCGAGTGCTGACGGGAAGAATACAGTCTACTATCAAGAGGGTCTTCCGCCGCCCTATGGGCACAAAATTAATGACGTGTGTTTTGATACGAGTGAGGACAACTGTATCTTTTATTGGGCGGGAGAATCGTGGACGCAGGTGCAGTTTGGTACAAACGCGATTGCCAATGCGTCCATTACGAACGCCCTGATCGCTGACGCGACCATCCAGTCAGCAAAAATAGCGTTTCTGGACGCTGCAAAGATTACTACCGGTACACTCAGCGCGGGCCGGATCGCCGCCAACAGCATCACCGCAGACAAGATTGCCGTGGGAGATTTTACGAACTACGCAACGATAAGCGAAGCAATCCCGGAATCCGAAATTATAAATAACCACCCTTTTGGAAGTAGAGGATCAATCATCAAGGCAGGATATGTCGTCAAGCAGATGCCCGGCTATACGTATCTCCCCTTGACACAATACCGGACAAACGCATTCGAAGATGGCGATGAGCTCTATTTTTCGCTATCTATAAGAGGGGATACATCAGGATCTTTTCGATTTTGCGTGCGTTTTTATGGGGATGGTTCTGCGGACGATAAAACTTACAAGACATATTTTGCGGTATCCGGCCTGAGCTATACGGGAACGGAGCAGACTTGCACCGGGTCGATTAAACTTGGGACGTGCAGATCATACAGCTATTATGTAATAGTCCTGGAAGATGCCAACTCAGCCCTTGGACAGATATACGTGCGCAATATACAGGTGCGCAAAAAGAGCCAGGGTGCGTTGATTGTGGATGGCGCGATCACTGCGGTAAAGATTGCCGCGAATGCGATCACTGCGGACAAAATCTCGTCCAATGCCATCACGGCGGTTAAGATTGCTGCCAATACCATTACCGGCGATAAGATCGCAGCCAGTACCATTACCGCAAAAAACCTTGCAGCCGACTGCATCACGTCTGATAAGATCGTGGCGGATGCCATCACCACCGGGAAGATCGCGGCCAGGGCGGTGACCGCGAACGAAATCGCAGCCAATGCTATTTCTGCAGAAAAGATAGCCGCGGGGGCGATCAGCACAGATAAGCTGGCGGCCGGCGCAGTGACGGCTGGAAAGATCAACGTGACCTCCCTGCAAGCTATTTCAGCAAATATCGGTGGTTTTCAAATCGGTGGGTCTTATATTGCTAAAGGGACAACCTCTCTCGCAGGGGCAGCTAACAGCGTATACCTTGGGACTAATGGCATCAGCTGCGGAACGGCATTCAAAGTAACCTCCGCAGGAGCGCTGACCTGTACAGACGGGAGCTTTACGGGGACGGTTAAGAGCAGCAATGCAACGATTACCGGCGGGACTATTAATATTACAACTGTTTCAGAGACTATTAGTGTAATTATGATAAATTATGGTAATTATAGCAATCAAATGTCACCATACAGATCAGTATATAAATATGGAAATGCAGCGACCTTAGTACAAGCAAACGCTATATATTTATACAAAGTATTTAATTCAAATGGCTCAGGTACTCCATCAGTTTATTTAACTAATGAAGGCACAGTATGCGCGGGGCTATTTGAAACAACTATTGGCGGGATGGTAAAAAGTAGAATAATTAAAAGCCCCAGTAACACTCCCTCTGAGGCCGTGCAGGTCCACACCAATTACGCCCTCTACGTCAAAAACTACGCTGGTACAGACCCCCAGGAAATCATAGCCGGAAAGTATACCACCGCATCTTCGGAGCGGTTTAAGGACAATATTTCTCCCTACCTGGAAAATGCGTTGGACCTGATCCGCAGATCCCCAGTCTATTCCTACAACCGTAAAATCGACCTGGAAAAAGGAATCAGTAAAAAAGAAATCGGTTTTGTAATCGAGCGGGGCGCGCCAGACTGTATTGTCAATGAAACCAGGGATGCGGTGAATATGTACAGCATCAGCGGAATCCTGTGGAAAGGGATGCAGGAGATTGACAGCCGAATGGCCATGTCGGAATCGCGGGAGATACAACTGGAACAGCGCGTGGAATACCTCCAGCAGCAGCTCACAAAAGCCTATACGCTGATGGCGGTGCATGGGATTAAAGAAGATGTACAGTAAGATGAAACAGATGGATAGCGGCAGGGCAGACAGCCTTGCCGCTTCTGGTTACGGCGTGGGTGCCGGGAATGGAGGATTAAAATGTTGACAACAAAAAAGTATGTAACCCTGGAGGGAAGCAGCACGGTAGATGGTGTAGAGGTGGAGCATTACACCGCCCGGATCAATACGGACGCTCTGGATAGGGGACCGGAGTATACAAGCTATATCGTGGATGGATCTACATATCGCAGCAGCCGGTCTACCTGCGCGCAGGATCGTGCTGCATTTGAGGATGTCATGTATGCTGCCTATGATGCGATAGTCGCGGAGGCACAGTAATTAGGAGGGCGTTAAATGGCGTTTGCGAATGATTTTCTTGAACATGAAATAATTCTATCGGTCGTAGATCTCTCCTGGAATCCGAGTATTGAGGTCTCACAGAACGATACTGGAAGAAAGCTGCGCTGTAAGATCAGTGGTATGGACATACCGGCCGGAGCAACGGCGCGCATATGGGCGTCCAAACCGGGCGGCATCGTCTACAATGACTGCGAGGTGTCGGGTAATGATGTATTAGTGGCACTGACCAATCAGATGCTTGCAGAGTGTACACGCATCCCAGCGCAGATCATGATTATATACGGAGACGGCAAGATCATTAAGACAAATAGATTTCGTCTGGATGTAAAAGAAGAAGTTGGTCATACTGGCACGGAGAGCAAGTCAGAGTCAACGTACCTGGACAAGATCCTTCAGGAGCAGTCTGAGAAGCTGGATGCCGCAATCGCCAAAATAGATATCAATGAGATAGTGCAGCAGGTCATAGCCGCGCTGCCAGATGCGGCGGAAGGGAGGTACTAATGGCAATTAAGACCATTGATGATACATATCTGATTGAGATCGCCGATGCCATACGGTCCAGAACTGGAAAAACAGATCAACTCACGCTAGAGCAGATGGTTTCGGAGATACAATCATTGGGTGACACGGAACCAGAGTATTATGGATTCGTTGAGCACATGGACGTGCTACAACCAGGCGAAAGAATTGAGTACACAGGCATCAACAAGGATTACACAGCCATGACCTTAGATCTTAATCAGCACACCACAGATTATGGATCATGGAGCACTTTTCCATCTCTTGTCGAAAATAAGCCTTATATGGTTAAGCCAACGGGAGAGGCGGACTATCAGCTAAATGAGAACGATTATACCTTAAAGATGGACGGAACTGCATCTGACATAAGCAATGTTTCTTATGACGGTGGAGCGTTTTCTAAGTTTGTAAAAGTATATGTCAAACGCTGGATTGATGGAAACGATAGACATGTTAGATTTTCATACACGCCATTAGAAGGTTATGAACCATGCGGCTTTATAGATACCGATGGCAGTGAGATGGATTATGTGTGGATTCCTATGTTTTATGGATCAACAGTAGACGGAAAGACGAGGTCGTTGAGCGGTATATATCCTGACATAAACTTGAACACAGATACGGAACACACTAATATTATGGCTTTTTCAAACAGAGCTGCATTTTTTGCCGGCCCAATTATCGAGACCATACGTGATATGCTCTATATGTTGTTTAAAACTACAGAGTTACAAGGGGCTTGCGGAAAAGGCAATAGAGGTGGTTTTAGCGCCAGCAATCCTCCTTATTACGGGGTTCTACCAAATGCCGTGGTAGGAAGTGGACAATTCTATGGAAACTTAGATAGTGTAAGTTTAAATAAAATTTTTCATTCAATTGTCTTGGGAAGCTATAATCAAAATCAACGAGATCCATATTATCTCGTTGTGAATGGACGCTATAAAGTAAGTGTCGATTATACGTTCGATATTACCGGAGAAAGTTATATTGATACTGGTATTGATTCCGAAACGGTCGACGCTAATAAATGGTTGTGTCCAAGTGTTTCTACAGTAGTCGACAAATATGGGAGTATACCAATAGCTCCTTTCGGAGGTTCTACGGATACAGGTTATTGTGATGGTGTACGTCATCCTGCAAACAAGGAAATCACGGCTGTTGTGCAACGTTTTGGCCGGCCCGGCGACACGAAGTATGCTGGAATCGCATCTTTGAACTTAGAAAAAAATGCTAATGAAGCCAATTGGACCGATTCGGCCTCTGTACTTCTAAGGCCGCCGGCAGGGGCGACCGACCGAAAACCGGCAGAAGAGTAGGAGGGTGCACATGGAGATCAGAGCAAGACCGGCGCATAGTCGCACCATTGATAAGCACAACGGGAGGTATACATGGATCCAGAGATCATTGTGGCGCTGATCGCATTCGGAGGCAGCGCACTGGGAACCCTCACGGGGATAACAATCAACTCAAAATTAACCAACTACCGGCTGGAACAGCTGGAATCAGAGGTGCGTATGCACAACAACTTCGCGCGCCGGATGCCGGTAGTAGAGGAACAGATCAAGGTGATTAATCACCGCATATCAGACCTGGAAAGCCAGGAGAAGGAGAAATGATGAATAAAGCAAATGTAGTCGCTTTCACAGACAAATGCAGGTTAATCCTCGCAAAACACTTAGATGAAAAAGGGGAAGAAATATCCTCATCGGATATATTCCTGGAATGGGAAGTCAGCGGAGAACAGGGAGACAAGGCGCTACTGAGAGTACGCGGGAACGAAACAACATATTATGAAGCCACGCGCCCGGAAGGAACGGAAAGGGTGACAGTAGAAATATTTAAAAAATGCGGTGAGTTCACATCGAAAGGAGAATGATTATGGATTTCGGAATTGCAGGAGTGGCAGGAATTACAGTAATTTGTTATCTGGCCGCACAGACGGCCAAAGCTACGACACTGGACAATAAGTGGCTGCCAGTGATTTGTGGAGTATTAGGAGGCATCCTGGGAGTTGTAGGGATGTATGCCATGCCAGACTGGCCCGTAGGGGATATCTTAACCAGCATTGCAGTGGGTATTGTATCCGGATTTGCAGCGACCGGAATTAACCAGGTATATAAGCAGCTCAAGGACCAGGCCGAGGAATAACCCCGGCGAAAGGAGAAAAAATGTATATAGAAGAAAGATGGGCCAAGGAAAACGAGTATTTTGATCGCGGGAAAATGAAGGTAGAAAAGCTGGTACTGCACAGCCCGGGAACCGCGCAGCCGTCCGCAGATGTATTCTACAACAATTACAACCGCACGGGAGCCAATGCGCTGCCTCATGCGTTTCTGGAACGCTCCGGGCGCGTGCTGCAGTTAATGCCCTGGGACAATGTGGGCTGCCATGTGGGGGCTGGGCCAAAGGGAGGATGGAACGGCCTGTCAATCGGGGTAGAGGTCTGCGAACCGGCCGGCCACACGTATCAGCCAAACAGCGGAACCATGATCGGGTATGACGCGCAGAAGAACGCCGCATATTTTGCCGATATCTATGAGCAGGCGATCCAGTTATTTGCGTATCTCTGCGAAAGATACGGGCTGACAGAGAGAGATATCTACTGTCACGCCGAGGTGCACCGCCTGGGGTACGGAAGCAACCACATCGATATCGAGCACTGGTGGCCGAAGCACGGGAAGAATATGGACACCTTCCGGGCGGATGTGGGGGCCAGGCTGCGGGGAGAAACCGTGCGGCCAGCAGAACCGGAAACAGAATATACGTCAGGCATGTATAAGGTGTTGGCAGACAACCTGACCATCCGGCGCGGCCCCGGGACCGACTATGAGGCGGTGGGATACATCACAGATCACGGCTGCTATACCGCCACGGAGATCGTCAACGGTCACTGGGGCCGCCTGAAATCTGGAGCAGGTTATATCTCCGTACATAAGGCATACTGCCGCCGCGTGGGAGATACAGACCATAAGCTGCCGTACATGGTCAAGGTCCTGGACGGCGCGTTGAACATCCGCAGCGGTCCGGGAACTGACTATCCTGTAATGGGAGTGATCCGGGATCAGGGCAGCTACACGGTGACAGAGACGTCAGAAGGAACGGGCGCCGACCTCTGGGGCAAGCTCAAGAGCGGGGCCGGATGGATCGCCCTGGGAGGGGCCTTTACCAGCCGTCCAGAATGATTAAAAAAGAGGGTCGGGATTATCTCCCGGCCCTCTTAATGCAAATACATAATCATTTGTTGTAAAAAGTTTCCGTTTACACCAAGTTCATCTCGATCACGTTGTCTTTCTCCGCATCGCACAAACCCATTATCTTCATAAAACTTAATTAGCTTCGGCTCGTTCTCACATTCCAGAAAAACGAATTTACCTCCAATTTCTTTTTGAATAATCTGAATTCTATTTAGCGCCATCTGCAAAATATCACTTCCAGAAATCAGTAAATTATTCCCGTCGGCAAAATTTTTGGATAACTGGCCGATTAATATTGCAGGAATTGTATGTATCCGCTTACTGGTATCGTATGTACCATGCCTAAATAAGCGCTTAGACATTGTTTTACTAATTGAATCTTGACATACATTTAAAAATTTATTCGCAAGCGTATAATATCCAACCAGATATTTCTCTTTTTCATCCTCAGACATCCAGTAAATTAGTGTAGTTTTTGATAAAGCCTGCTTTGAAAATTCGATTGCTTTATTTCGAATGAAGTCCTGCACATCGGCGTTGTTCGGGGACGAAAAAGTGGAGAGAATGGATTTTGCCACATTCTCTCCCAATTCAGATATCATGTCTTCTAATTTGATCTGAATAAATTCTGCCATGTCTATTATTTTTTCTCAAAGAAGTCTTTGATTTTATCTCCTGATAATTCTGTGCACTTCCTACTGATTTGCGCCGATTCATATTTTTTCTTTTTTGCAGCATCTAACGCATCAATAAATGTATGGGCAAGCCGTCTATCTTTGATATTAACATCCTTGAGAATGCTTTTTGTTGCCATACATATCACCTCCATAAAATGTGACACCTTAAAATTAATTAATCTCTTGTACCCTTATTATATCCAATAACAGAAAAAATGCAATAGAAAATATTGCGAAAATGAACATAATTTTATTCGAGTAAAAATGGGTAACTCTATGTATGCAGAAATACATGATTATATATAGAAATATATGAGCATCCTTAGAACTTACAAAAATCACGCTGCTCCATATTTGCAATATTCCGTATCTAAAATTTCCATAAATATCAAATTGTACACGCGCATACAAAGTGATATAATTTAACTGCCTGGAAACAGGTAGCGGTCACGCCCATATCCCCCTATCATGTGACTGCTATATTTCGAAAACGTAAGGCCGTCTTACCAACATGGCAAGGCGGCCTTACTAAAATTTAAAAATATGTTTCAATCCACTCCCTTGTTATTGGAAGACAATATTATTATAACATATTCTCGCCCAAAGTCAATACAGGTACTGGAAATTCTTAATGTATTCAAATGAATCAACACTATTATTAGTGTTGACATATTTCGGAAAGTATTGTATGATTATGCCAGAAAATAAGGAGGGCGTAAAATGCTGAAATATAAAATCGATGTTATGAAAGCCCTGGCGGAGCGCGGATACACGGCCAACAGGATGCGCAGGGAAAAGATATTGTCAGAATCCACAATGCAGAGGCTCCGACACGGGGAAAACATTAATACGGAGACGCTTAATGCGATATGCGTTATCCTTCGGTGCCAGCCATCGGACATTATTGAGGTCGTTCCGACAGACGAAGAAAAGATAAAATATTTTTAAAAACACCTTAAAAGGTGTTGACAAACACCCTGAAAAGTGGTATTCTATATATAGAAAGAAACGAACCACAGAAAGGGGAAAAAATGATGAACGTACAGTATCTTTTGAATAAAGTTAATGAAGAGGGATACGAAGTAGTTGCCATTAGACACTTGGCAGGCGATGAAGAATATGAAGTGGGAGATATGTGCCGCGATAGCTATGACTGGGATGTGGAAAACGATCAGTCAAGTTATTACTCAGAAGAACCGGTTATGCTGGACGGGACCTGCGGATTTCATATTGAAGGCTTCAGGGATCTGGATACGGACGAAATAGAAGAAGCAACAGAGATCTTTGAAAGGGCCCGCAAAGAAGCCAGATACCAGGGCAAGATGGTAGTCATTGCTGGACACAGATTCACGTACGGGAATGACGAACACGAAGTCATTATCAGAGACGCAGAAGTGATCGCGATAGAAGATTAATAATCAGTATGAGGCAGGAACACAGGGAAGAGCTGCTTGTGAGGCGCAGAAAATATTTTTCTGAATATTATCAAAAAAAAATAGAGAAAAAATTATAGAAAGACAGAAAACGCGAAAAAAAGAGGGGATAAAGTGAACAGAAGAACATTAAGAACCTGCTCACGATGCGGGAAAGTATTCCAGGGAGACATTGATTCCATCATGTGCCCGGAATGCGCGAAGGAATCACGGCAGAAGAGCACGATACGGGACCGGATCTGTATTGATTGCGGCAGATCATTTCCGGGAGGACCGCGCGCCAGAAGATGCCCGGAATGCCGGGCCAGCAGGAAAAAGGAAATGGACAGGCTGCGCAGGCAGTCTGGTGGCCCAAAGAGGAAGCTCGGAAGCGTGGATATCTGCCAGCGCTGCGGGAAAGAGTATACAGTAGAGAGTGGCCGGCAGAAGTATTGTCCAGGATGCCAGAGGGATGCCGCCCTGGAGTGGCAGAGAGGACGGAAGGCGGCATATAATAAGCGGCCGGAGGTCGAACAGAAGAGGAAGGAGCGCAGGAAAAAGCGCATGAAGGCTTGCGTATATTGCCTCCGCCCGTTCTGGTCCAGCGCGGCCACGAATCTATGTTCCGATTATTGCCGGACGGAGGCAGAAAGAATTAGCCAATGTCGGGCAGATGAGAAACGCGGACAGGGCCGCAACCTACAGAAGTTGCTGGATCGGAGAGAGGAATACCGTGAGAGGATAAAATCAGAGATGTTGCAATAG